CATTTACTTTTTCTGCAAGACCTTGAATTTTACCATTACCATTTAATGTAACTCTTCCAATTCCTTTTGGAGTTAAATTAAAATCAATGTTTGTATCAGTTCCAACTGCTGCTACTTCAGGAGCTGAACCAGTTGCCTGGTTAGTTACATCTAAAAAGTTTACAGCTGAAGCTGTTTTTTGAAATCTAATGTATGGATTGTTTGAATCATCTTCAATTGCACCTGCATCATCAATAACAATATCATTTCCATTTGTATCTAATATTCCAGATAGTAATGGAGAAATATCATTTGAAACTTTTCCAATGTTTGAATCTGCAACATCAGTTCCATTTACATATACAAGTTTTGCACCTTTATCAGTAGCTGAGAAAGTTACACCTGTTTGACCAGAAACTTTTACGGTTACAGTGAAAGCACCTGATGTGCTGTTTTTAACAATGTAAACTTTATTAGTTACACTTGCTGGAATAGTAACATCAACATTACCTGTGATTGTTCCAGTTAATTCGATAACTGCATTTTTACCATTTGAAGTTGCTGCGTTTGTAAATGCAAGAGTTGCACCTGTTGTTGCGTTTAATGCAACTTGTTCAAAACCAGCGATAGCTTGTTGTACGATTACTAAGTTTGTGTTTGTGATGTCGCCCCATAGTCCGGCTTTTTCACCTGTGACCATTAATTCTAGTTTAAGGTCTGTTGAGTAACTTGATGCCATAATTTTTTATCCTCGTTGTTTTATTTTTACTAAAATTAAGCGGCCGTGTCAATAATATTCCAATTGACATTTGTACCGGTATCGACAATCTGCCAAGACTGTACATTAATGCTTCCAGCAGTAACTGTCAAGCCATTTCCTGTTAAACTTACTTCTGCAGAAGCACCTGCTACTGCATTATTTAAACTAATATTTAACTGTTGTCCAGTAACATTTGCAAAAGTTACTGCATCTAATTCCGCTTGTCCCTGAGCTATTTCTAATGCATTTCCAGTAGTTGTAACATTAGCATCTGCTTCAATAACTGAGCCTAAAGCAACTCCTGCTGTTAATCCTATACCAATAACTGTAGCATCTGGACTAGGATCTACTGTTCCTTCAGCTGCTGTTAATTCATTACCTGTTACAGCGGCATTAGTTAATATACCTACATCAGTAACTGAGTTTCCACCCCATTCTGTGGTAGTTGCTCCCCATTCATCCTGACCCCAAGTTTCTTGTACTCCAGACTCAACTGGTCCAATATTGTTTCCTGTTACATCGACAAAAGACCATATACCTTGAGCACCCCAAACTTCTGTGCCCCAATCATCTCTACCCCAACCTTGTTCATTAAATGCTGTAACTGTACCAACTCCAACATTTAATTGTTGACCTGTTAATATTGCATCAGGAGCAGGATCAATTGTTCCTTCTGCTATTGTTAAACCTTGTAATGGATTGTTTTCTAAAAATACTTCTGTTGCAGTAAATGCAAATTCGTCACCTTGAGATATATTTAATTGTTGACCTGATAATAAAATATTTTGACTAATGGAAACATCAACACTTGTTTGACCACCCCATCTAGTATTATAAGCTGACCACGCTAATTCACCCCAACCATCATCTGCATTAGCAATAGATGTAGATAAAGCAGTTCCAGAAACTGGAACAGAATTACCGGTTTCTCCCCAGTTTTCTTCACCCCAACTTAATCTACCAAAACCTTGATTAACTTCTGCAGTTACACTTTCTTCAGATAAATTTAATGGAATAGCATTTGCTGTACCGCCAAAACTTGCAGAACCAAAAGCACCTGAATTCCAGGCAATAGGATTCCCACCTATACCTGTTACAGGTACAGTTATGTTACTTTGTTCACCAAAGTTACCTTCGCCCCAAGCGAGAGAGCCCCAAGTATTGGCCATAGGAAGTTACCTCCTACGCGTTACCAATTCTAAGAATCGCTGCTGAAGTTGTGAAAGCTGGGAACTGAATTGTAAATGTTCCTGAAGTTGCTGTTTTGTCTGCACCAAAATCTAATACTGCAACTGCCGCATTGGAAGTTGAAGTGTTATAAATTAATGCACCTCTAGCTGTAATTGTAACACCAGTAAAAGATAAATCCGCAAAGTCCACAATTGCAACTCCTGATGCAACTGAAGTACTTGGATTTGGTTTTACTAATGCTCCTCCACCTGTAGTATACTGACCAGAAGCCGGAACTTCGTTAGTCGATGTGTACGCTGTAGTAGCAGAGTTCAATGTTGCAGTAGAAGAATACAAAGCAAGTTTAAAATTATCACCACCAGAAAATTGAAAATCATGTTTTCCTTCTAGTAATTCCTTTTTAAAACTATTTGCAACCGCTTGTGTTATTGCCATGTTATTACTCCTTATTGTGTTTTTGGAAGTCGAGGAGTACCACTTGAATACTCATCTCTTCTTCGTCTTCCCATTTGCTCTATGATAAATCCTTGTAGAGCTTGCGTATATTTTCCTTCATAGAACTGGATCATATCAGCTGGACCTTTTAAAAATCCATAAGCTTCTACTAAACATGCATACAAAAGTCCGTTGGGAAATTCCTTACTTAAGTATGTTTGTGTATTAGTACTCGATAATTGAGCTGGTTTCAAGATATAATTTATCTGCATATTATAATTTTGATCTGGTGTTGGAGCTAAAACAATCGTGTCTTCATCCCAATAACCATAGTATTTTGGTAATCCTTCTACCCCTGTTGAGTTATACTCAGACATAAAATTAGTGTCTCTATATTCTAGAAACGAGCGGCTAGAGTTATCTGCACCACCTGTAGAATTAGTGATTTGAGCCGATCTAATAACTAATGTTTCATCATTAATTAAAGGTGTGTTTACATATCTTTGACCTGCAACTATATCTGCTTGTGCATATCTTCTATTATTGTCTGAATCAGCATCTCTTAATATTCTAAATTCAGCATCTTGTATAAATCCATCAATAATAGTTGATGTAAATACATTTGAATCTACTTCTGTATAGTTTCTAATTTTATCTACTAATTCTGCGTATGTCATGGTGTTAATGTAACAGGTCCTGCTGTGACTGTCATCCCTCCTGATTTCTCCGTTATAGCAGCTGTTGTGTTTAAATTAAAGGTAAAACTATCACTTGATACAGATACAATAGTAAAACCTGTTGAGTTTTCTAATGTTGTAAAAGGTAATCCTCCCGGACTTCCATCTACATTTCTAAAAACAACTGTGTCAGAAACAGATCTTTTTGTATTTATTTCTGTAACAGTAATTGTAGATGAATTAGCAATAAAAGATAATGGATTAGGTCCTAACATAGATTCTGTTGCTGGTTCCGTTCTTGCAGGTCTAGCATTTTGTAAGCCTTGTGGATCTGCTGTATATGGTTTTGGTTCTAATTGTGGTTGTTTTGGCTCAAATTCAGATATGTGAACTCTTGATCCATTCCATTCTTTAACCATTTCTCTATATGGAAATTCCATACCTGATCTATCGGATATAAATTTTGCATGTTTTCCCGAAGCAGTATTAGACATTTGGATAATAAGTTTTAGGGGTTATAAATGTACTTGAAGAAGAACCATCTTCTTGTAATGCTCTTTGTAATTCATCTTCATATAATAATTTTAATTCTTGTGTTCTTTGTGGCGCTTTTTTAATAGCCAAATAATAAGCAAGACCCGCGCACATACAAGGAACGAACCTATAAGGTACATCGGTTGCGTTTGTATAATCTCCAACATCTTGTATCCTCTTCACATAATAATAGTTAATTGTATTACCTGCTTCTGTTGAGCCTGGAGTAAGATATAGAGTTATTGTAACTCTGTCTATAAATCTTTGTACGAAATATTGTGTAGGTGTACCTTCGTTTGTTTTATTTGATAAACCTTGATACGCTGATCTGTTAATTTTTGTTAAAGGAAAATCAACTGAAGATGAATTTCTATAAGATGCTTCTAATATATCATCAACACCATAAATAGCTGTTGCATCAGAAGTACCATCACCTGTTGATCTGTACATTGTATATTCTGCTTGACCATCAACTAATGTAATTGAATTATTTGCTACTTCCCAATAATGCAAACCTCTATTTGCCCATTCTTGAAACATTATGTTTAAAGAACGTCTTGCACTTTTTAAATCATAACCTGAGTTTAATTGTAGACCTATTCTTTCATAAGCTTCTTCTACTATTTCATCAATAGCAAAGTTCTTATCAAATACATAAGTTCCAGAAGTAGTATTAGCCATTTAGCCTCCTACTTGTCGTATAATACTGTTACTGTACCAACTAAATCAGTTACAAAGATTCCATTTTCAAATAAAATTCCATCTTCTGGAATATTTAATGCGAATACATCTCCTGCAGGTGCATCAACTTGTAAATAAGTTGATCCTGTTGTTCCATTTAAACAAACTGCAGTTGCAGCAGTTGTAGTATTAGGTGCACCAAGAACAATTCCTCTTAATCTTGTTCTGCCTGCAAATACTAAACCATCAGCATTTTTTCGTGTTGCTTTAACATCTGATTTCATATTTTAATCTCCTTAAAATTTTAGGAGCCCCGAAGGGCTCCATTAATTAATTACGCAACTGTTGATGTTGGGTCATTCAGTTGGAGCCATTGAGTTCCATCTGAAAACACATAACAAGAAACAGAAGTTCCATTTGCACCATTTTTAACATATGCAATTACACCTTCGTTAGCTGTCGCTACTAAAGATCTATCACCAGCTGATGTAGATAAAGTAGTTACATTACCAGATGCTGCAATAAATGGATTAGTTCCACCTTGATCAGTGTCACTTGCGTTTGGGTTAGGACCACCAATGAAGCCGTTTAAAGCTACAACTGGTCCTGTAAAAGTAGTGTTTGCCATTTTATTATCCTCCTAGTTATTTCCGCACAGTCTCTAGGTCGTCGACTATACGCGTCTATGCAGAATTTTATGTATAGTAATTAATTTATATATGAAATTATAGAAAAGTGCAAGAAATCCCTACGAAGAAACACTGATTTCAACGATGTATTAGTCCTAATTAACCAGCATAAAGATGGATTTCACCATCTCTAGGATTTGTTCGGACTTGCTCTTCCTGTTGTCTAATGATTGATCTAATTACGTTTTTAATCTCATCACCTAACACAGACATTTCAGGTGTTATCTGTCCTTTATTTTCAAGAAATAACTCGTTCCATCTAGACTCGAGTTTCAGTTTCTTGGCGAACAGTATCATGTTGTCCTGAGCCATTATTAACCTCCTCATAGGTTATATAAAAATCATTCACAGTACTAGTGTATTGTAAATCATTTTAT